ATGCCTAACGATCTGTTACAACGAATCGAAAACCTTCCGCCAGAACAAGCAGTCGAAAAGCTGTTCGGTATCACCGCCGAGGAGCTTCGCACCGTAGCGACTCAGTGCTATCGCATGGCTGCAGCTGCTGGCCCTCTGCAACCAAAGGGCTCAGGCGGCACACTCGCCTGGATCTATGGCACAGAGGCATTGCGGGCAGTAACCATTCCGAAGGGGTGGAAGCCTGCCGATCCAAGCAACCAACCGCGGGTTGTGTCCCCAGACAATAAACATGCAGTGACTGTCATCTGTGGAGACTCAAACACTGGCGATCCTCACGCGGTACCACTCACGCGAAACAAACGTGGGAGCCGGACCACACGCAGCGTTTACTACAACGCAGCGCAGACCGACATGTTTCCCGTCGACCGTCGTGATCGCCAACGGCTTCCATTGGATGCAGCTACAGAGCAGACACTCTGGATTCTCTTGTTCCACGCTGATGTGGAGAACCAAGTCATCCATTACGAGCTGTCCCGGCCAGTGAACATGGGCGAAAACGGCAAGGTTGACGGATGGCAACCTCGCTTTATCATGCCGCCCCTGAATCTGAATGCTCCTGACGACTTCGATGGTCCAGATTCCAGCCCCACTATCGATATTCCTGTGACACCGAGATCATGAACGACATAAGCGATTTCAATCCGGCCCGCTTAGTGCTAGCCCGTCAACGTCGTGGATGGACAAAGAAATCGCTGGCAGATGCAACCTCACTTAGCAGCAAAACGATTTCTTTGTACGAGAGCGGTGAACAGTTACCTACAGAAGAGAGCCTGAGCAGCATTGCCCAGGCTCTTAAATTTCCACCATCGTTTTTCAGTGGTCGAGATGTAGAGGCTCCTACAGAAGAGAATGCTAGCTTTCGCTCATTCTCTAGGATGACAGCAGGACAGCGTGACGCCGCTCTCGCTGCCGGTGGTATCGCCTACCTACTAAGCGACTGGATCGATGCAAAATTTCAACTACCCGCTCCCTCGATACCAGATTGCTCTGGCATGGACCCCGAGGCTGCAGCCGAGATGGTCCGAGCAGAATGGGGTTTAGGCCAGCTTCCTATTAAGAACCTGGTCCATCTGTTGGAGCTGAAAGGGGTGCGAGTTTTCTCTCTGGCAGAGGAGACCAATCAGGTCAATGCTTTCTCATGTTGGAGGCAGGGATCGACCCCCTTCATATTTCTGAATACTCAGAAATCCGCAGAGGCCAGTCGTTTCGATGCAGCTCATGAGCTTGGCCACTTGGTACTCCATCGACACGGAAGCAACAAAGGCAAGGAGGTAGAGCAGGAGGCCAACGCCTTCGCCTCGGCCTTCCTGATGCCCTATCAAAGCATCTTGGCTCACGGCTGGAACATTCGCACTGTCAAGGACATCATTCGGGCAAAGAAGCTCTGGAACGTGTCTGCGATGGCATTGGCTTACCGGCTCCATAAGGCGGGAATTCTGACGGAATGGGTTTACAGAAGCATGTGCATAGAGCTGTCTACGATGGGTGCGAGAACCGAAGAGCCGGATCCTTCGCCCCGCGAGACCTCTCAAGTGCTACAGAAGGTCCTAGGTCTTGCTAGAAGCGCTGGACAGTCACTCAGTGCGATTGCGCTGGAGCTCGATATCGCTGCAGACGATCTTGTCCCAATCTTGTTCAGCATGGCTCCGATAGGGATAAATGGAGATGCGGGTTCCACCACCATTGGCCCACGGCGAAAGCCCGAATTACGCTTGGTGAAGTCCTGATTACATAGCCCGCTCATGCGGGCTATGTACTTTGTAAGAATTACGTCATCACATTGAACTCCGTAAACCTCACGACCTCCTCCCCGATCAACTCATTGACCTGCTGCAAGCGTGCCTGCATTGGCTCCAGTTCCAGGCTGGCCCAGACCGCTGCCGCGTCGCTGATGGATCCGAACCCGCCGGCGTTCTGCGGCACCACCCCCATCAGTTGCGGATAGACCCGTAGGCCGGCGAGCTGGTCGTCGCGGCTGATGTTCTTGATTGAGCCGAACTCGTCCTTGGCCGCAACCTCGCTGACCGGAATCAATTGGATCCCCTCCTTCTTCCCGTTCGGCGCATAGACGAACAGGTTGCGGAAATTGCCCGGCCCCTTCGCGGTCTTCAGCGCCGTGCGCAGCGCGTCGATGTCTTCCTCGTTCTGTGCGGCGTCGGTCATGTAGAGGATGAAGCCGGCGTGGCTCCCGTTGTTGTAGTACTTACGCCGGAACAGCGTGGCCGACTCGTTCAGCAGGGCACTCTGCAGGGCGCAGAACCACTCCGGCACTCCGTAGATTTCCTGATTGATGTCGGCCTCGCGCAGCTGGATCACGCTGCCCTTCTCGAATTCGTGCTCATCCTTCCAACTGCGCACCTGGTAGAACGTCTCCAGATCGGTGCCGCGGCGCATGTACTTGGCCAGCGGCGCCTGCAGCGGCATCCGCGTACCCAGGCGAGAACGAGGCTGCTCGAGGTAGGCCGAGCCGAATGTCAGCCAGTCCAGGGAGAACTGCTCGAACGTCGCCCGGCTGAGCAGGCGGTGCGGGATGAAGGTCTTGGCCAGCATGTTGCGCTTGAACTTCAGGCCCGACTGCAGGTAAACGCTCGACCCCACCGCCTGGGCCAGCCCCTCCATGGACAGCGGCGGCTCGTACCACCGCCCGTTCGACCAGCACTCGAGATAGTCGAGGATGCCCCGGCCGTCGAGCACCGGCATCGGGTCACCGAAGGTGAAGGCCTCGGCACGGCCGCCCTGGCGCGGGATGAACTCGCCTTCCTGGGCGGACTGGACTGTAACTGGCTGCTGGCGGCGGTGGCTGCGACGTTTGCTCATCCGAAAATCTCCATGCGCCCGGTATTCGCGGGGGTCTGCCCCTCGAGCGGCTCGTTCTGCAATGCGTGGAATAGCGCCCAGGCCAGATCGGCGTGGCCGGTGTTGTCGTTGCGGCCGGCGGTATAGGTGAACTGGCGCCCACCGGCCGTGATGGTCTTGCGGATAGCCATCAGCGCCTGGGCCAGGTCGGTCCAGCCGGCGTCGAATTCGAGGCGGCCATTCTTGATCACCGACCAGGCCTTCATGACCAACTGCGTCTTCACCTCAGGCGAGTAGCTGAAGGTTCGCACCCCCGGGAAGAACTGGCGCACCAGTTGCGCGACGCCAGACCCCATGCCGGTGGTGTCGACGCCGATGTAGGTGACCCAGTAGCGCTGGGTCACCTTGCGGATGAACTCGGCCTGCTCTGCGAAGTCCTTGCCGCGGAACTGATGGCGCTCCAGCACGCGGAACTTGCCGCCCGGTACCGCCGGCGGCGCCACCACCACCAGACCCGCGGTGTCGCCCGTCTCGGCGGGGTCATAGCCCAGCCACACCTGGCGATCACCGAACGGCCGCAGCGCGAACGGCTTGTAGTCCTCCGACCACAGGTCCCAGCTATCGACCATGCACGGCTGCAGCATGGTCAACGGGAAAATGCTCGCGCCGTCGTCGACGAACTGGCACATCAGCAGGTTCTGGAAAGCCTCGGCGTCGTACTCGAGACGCAGCTCGTCGATGTCGAACAGATCGCAGCCACGGGCCTCGGCATCGAGGATCGTGACGATCTGGCGCCAGATGCGGTCCTCGCACAGTCGCCCTTGCTGCAGGGCGTCATGACTTACGTCGATCTTGATGCGATCGGCGGCCGGCTTGCCCTTGTTGAAGCGCTCGCCAGTCCAGAATGTGTAGGCCTCATGCGCCATCGAACTGGGCGTCGAGAAGTAGGTCCGGCGGTAGCGCTTCTGCATCGCCATACCGCTGGCGACCTTGTTCAGCTCCTTGAACTTGAACGTCCAGAAGAACTCGTCGAAGTAGAAGTTGCCGTGGTAGCCCTGGGCAGTCCGCGCGTTGGTGCCGAGGAAGTGCAATTCCGCGCCGTTCGGCAGGATGATCGGGTCGCCCTTCAGTTCGACACCTACCGCATCGCGCGCGAAGGCCTGGATATACGCCTTGAAGATGTGCGCTTGGGCCTTGCTGGCCGACAGGAATATCTGGTTGCGCCCCGTTTCCAGCGCGTCGATCAGCGCCTCGCGGGCGAAGTAGAACGTGGCGCCGATCTGTCGCGACTTGAGAATCACGCGGGTTCGCTGATTACCCGCGCGGTACCAGTCTTTCTGGTAGTCGAAGCAACCGTCGAGGAAGGCCTCGACCAGTTTCTCGGTCAGTTCCTCGCTGATGTCGTTGCGCTTCGGTTTGCGCTTGGGACCTTCGTTACGCTTGGCAAGCTCGGGGTTCAGGTCGGTTTCCGTACCACCGCCCTGGTAGCGCTGGATCCGCGCCTGGCGCTCAAGCTGCCGATGCAGCAGGTCGATTTCCTTGTAGTCACCGCCGGTCTTCCCGTCCTTCAGGATCAACTGAACCAACCGGGCTTCCAGGGCGCCCCCGATCCGTTCTACGCTGTCGGCCCGGTCCCATCCGTCGCGGTCCTTCCATGAGTGAAGGGTCTTGTCCTTCTCGCCCAGGTGGTCGGCGATGTCGCAGACACGCCAGCCCATCCAGTACAGGAATTTGGCCTGGCGGCGATTGTCACGGATGGGAATTTCGACGGCAGCGTTCATGGCGCAGATGCTGCCGCCCACCCTCGCCCCTCAGTAGCGCCGCCCCTTGTAGCTCCGCCCCCTACAATCCCGCGTGATTGCTGGGCCGCGCGCGCGTCCCGAACATGCCCCTCATTGCCATGCACCCCGCATCAGCCGCATTGAGGACTCCCGGCATGAAGAAATTCCGCAGCAAATGGTTCCGCATCGCCGTCGAAGGGGCGACCACGGACGGCCGCAACATCGAGCGCGACTGGATCGAGCAGATGGCCGCGCAGTACGACCCGAACACCTACGGCGCGCGGATCAACTGCGAGCACATCAAGTGGGCCTGGCCGGCTGGTGAGTTCGGCGCCTATGGCGACGTGCTGGCGTGCAAGGCGGAAGAGATCGACATCAACGGGCAGAAGAAGCTTGCCCTCTTCGCCCAACTGGAGCCCAACCAGGCGCTGCTGGAACTGAACAAGCAGCGGCAGAAGGTCTACACCTCGGTCGAGATCGATCCCAAGTTCGCCGACACCGGCAAGGCTTACTTGGTCGGCCTGGCCATCACCGACTCACCCGCCAGCCTGGGCACCGAGGCGCTGTCCTTCAGCGCCAAGAACGGGACCCTCGCCAGCCGCAAGACCAACCCCGACACCCTGTTCAGCGCTGCCGAAGAGGGCACCCTCGAGTTCGAGGAATACGAGGACAAACCCTCGGTCGGCGCTGCGCTGTTCACCAAGGTCAAGGAACTGCTCAAGGGCAAGGAAACCCGCACCCAAGCCGAGTTCGGCCAGGTCGGCGAGGCCGTCGAAGCGATCGCCGAACACAGCCGCGACCTGGGCGAGCAACTTGGCGAGCAGAAGAAGCAGACCCAGCAACTGGCCAGCCAGCTGGACAAGGTCACCAAGGAACTGGCGGACCTCAAGAGCACCCTCGATAGCACCCGGGACCACAGCCAACAGCAGCGGCCCCCGGTCACCGGTGGCGGCAGTGTCGCCCTGACCGACTGCTAACCGTCCCCCGCCCCGGTATCCAAAGGAAAAGCACCATGCGCAACGAAACCCGCAAACAGTTCGACGCCTACCTAGCGCAGCTCGCCAAGCTCAACGGCGTGAACTCCGCCGTCCAGACCTTCGCCGTCGAGCCGAGTGTCCAGCAGAAGCTGGAGCAACGTATTCAGGAGTCCAGCGAGTTCCTGAAGCAGATCAACGTCTACGGCGTCGACGAGCTGCAGGGCGAGAAGATCGGCATCGGCGTCAGCGGCACCATCGCCAGCCGTACCGATACCACTGGCGACGGTGTACGCAAGCCGCGCGACGTGTCCGCGCTCGACAACCAGCGTTACGAGTGCAAGCACACCGACTTCGACACCGCCATCACCTACGCCATGCTCGACGCCTGGGCCAAGTTCCCGGAGTTCCAGGCCCTGCTGCGCGACGCGATCCTCAAGCGCCAGGCCCTCGACCGCCTGATGATCGGCTTCAACGGTACCAGCGCCGCGGCTACCACCAACCGCGCCGCCAACCCACTGCTGCAGGACGTGAACATTGGCTGGTTCCAGCAGTACCGCAACAACGCTCCGGCACGGGTACTGAAGGAAGGGAAGGCCGCCGGCAAGGTGGTAGTCGGCAACGGCGCCGACGCCGACTACAAGAACCTCGACGCCCTGGTGTTCGACGTGGTCAGCAGCCTGATCGATCCCTGGCACCGCCGTGACCCGGGCCTGGTGGTGATCCTCGGCCGCGAGCTGGTCCACGACAAGTACTTCCCGATGGTGAACAAGGACCAGCCGGCAACCGAGAAGATCGCCACCGACCTCATCCTGTCGCAGAAGCGCATGGGCGGCCTGCCGCCGGTGGAAGTGCCCTACGTGCCCGAGAAGGGCCTCATGGTCACCACCCTGAAGAACCTGTCGCTCTACTGGCAGATCGGCGGTCGCCGCCGCTACCTGAAGGAGGTACCGGAGAAGAACCGCATCGAGAACTACGAGTCCAGCAACGACGCCTACGTCGTCGAGGACTACGGCCTCGGCTGCCTGGTCGAGAACATCGAAGTCGCGGAGTAGATGACATGGCCTTCAGTCCCGCCAAGGCGCACTTCCTGCGCGTGACCGCCGCTCAAGAGGCGGCGGCCACTGCCCCGCACCAGGGCATGGAAGGCGCGAACGCCTATGAGCTGCAGCTCGCCCAGCTGTATCAGGATCGTAGCCGCCTGAAGAACATCCAATCCGGCGAAGGCAAGGCAGCGCTCAAGGTCGAGCTGCTGCCGGCCTACCAGCCGTACATTTCCGGCGTGCTGCAGGCCGGCAAGGGCGCCCAGGACGAGGTGGTCACCACCGTCATGCTCTGGCGCATCGATGCCGGCGATTACGCAGGCGCCCTGGACATCGCCGACTACGTGCTCGCACACGACTTGGTCATGCCCGACCGCTTCGCGCGTACCGCCGGCTGCGTCATCGCCGAAGAGATCGCCGAGGCCGCGCTCAAGGCACAGAAGACCGGCGGCAGCTTCGACCTTGCGACCTTGCATCGCACCCTCCTGCTCACCGACCAGGCTGACATGCCCGACGAAGCCCGCGCGAAGCTCTATCTCGCCGCCGGCCATGCCACTCTGGAAGGCCTTTCTGTAGAGAGCCCCGGCCAACCCGGGCAGGTGCAAGCCGGCATCGATCTACTCAAGCGCGCGATCCAACTGCACGACAAGTGCGGCGGGAAGAAGGATTTGGAGGCCGCCGAACGGCTCCAGAAGAAACTGACCGCCTCTGGCGGTTGACCGAGCGTACCCCGCGCCCCGCCGGCTCGGGGCCGATCTGCCAGGTCCTCTCCTTCCTGAGCAGTGACGCCCCGACCACCGGCGACCTCAAGCGAGCAGCAGCATGAGCGGATTCATCGCCAACGGCCCGGTCCCGAGCGGGCACATCAACAGCGATCCCTTCTGGCCCACCATCGAGCTCGAGCATGTGCGCGCGAACCTGCGCATCGACTCCAGCGTCGATCCGGCGCGCCTCGAAGTTGCAGTCATTGCCGCGGTGATCAGCGTCAACCGCGAGCTGCGGGCCTGGCGCCTTGAGAAGATCGCGGCCGGCTATGCCGAACTCGCCCAGGTGCCGTCCGACAAGGTGCGGGACACCTCCGAACTGGTGCAGCTGTATCTGCGCGCAGTGCAGTCTGCCACCGCCGCCGAAGTGGCCGAGCGCTACCGCTGGTACGACACAACCACCAGCGGCAACGACAAGGCCCAGGACATCGCAACCACAATCGACGACTACCGCCGCGACCAGCGCTGGGCGATCCGCGACTTTCTCAAGCGTCCCCGCACGACGGTGGAGCTGATCTGATGGCCGCCGTCGCGATCGCCCAGCAGAACGACACCGTCGAGGCGCTGTGCTGGCGGCACTACGGTCGCACCGCCGGCGTGACCGAGGCAGTCCTCGAGGCGAACCACGGCCTGGCCGACCACGGCCCCACCCTCCCCCCTGGCCTCAAGGTCACCATGCCGGACATTCCGACGGCCGCCCCGGAACGGCAGATGGTGAACTTATGGGACTGACCACTTTGCAAGGAACCACTCCGCATGGCTGACCTCACCACCACCGCCACGGCCGGCGCCATCATGGGCCTCGGCCTGGGCGTAACCCTTCCGGTCGATGGCGGCATGCTGTTCGGCGCCCTGCTCGGCGCCTGGCTGGCCACCGGCACGAAGCAGGACCTGAAGGCCTGGTCGCGCCTGCTGTCGCTGATCCTGCCGACCTGCGTCGGCTACCTGTTCGCCGATGTCGCCCTCGCCCGCGTGCCCTGGCTGACCAACCTAGCCTTCTCTGCCTTCGTCTGCGCCCTGGTGGTCATTCCCCTCAGCCTCAAGGCGGTCGCCTGGGTCGACAAGGTCGACTTCGACGACCTCTGGCGCCGCATCCGAGGAGGTCGCTGACATGCTCATGACTGCCGTTCCGTTGATCGCCGCCCTGGCCTACATCGCTGCCGCACTGCGCCTGGTCTGCTACCAGCGCTGCGGCGCCCGCTTCCGCCGCAGCGTCTCGTTGCTCGCCAGCCTGCTCGGCGCATCCATGGCCATCTGCGGACTGGAAATCCTGCTCTACCGCCCACCGGTCAGCATCTGGCACGCCATCGTCGCCGCCCTGCTGTGCCTGCTGATCTTCCGTTCCCGCGGCAACGTCGCCGCCCTGCTGAGGCCATCCGCATGACCCTTCGATATGGTGACCGTTCTCAAGAGGTCCGCCAGCTGCAGCGTCGGCTGAACACCTGGGCCGGCGCCAACCTCTACGAGGACGGCCACTTCGGCGCCGCCACCGAGGACGCGGTGCGCGCCTTCCAGCGCTCGCATGGCCTGGTCGCCGATGGCATCGCCGGCCCGAAGACCCTGGCCGCCCTCGGCGGCGCTGACTGCTCGCACCTGCTGCAGAACGCCGACCTCGTCGCCGCCGGAACTCGCCTCGGCCTGCCGCTGGCGACGATCTACGCGGTCAACCAGGTCGAGTCGAACGGCCAGGGATTCCTGGGCAACGGCAAGCCGGCAATCCTGTTCGAACGCCACATCATGTATCGCCGTCTCGCCGCCCACGATCAGGTCACCGCCGACCAGCTGGCCGCACAGTTCCCCGCGCTGGTGAACCCTCGCCCGGGCGGCTATGCCGGCGGAACCGCCGAGCACCAGCGCCTGGCGAACGCTCGCCAGATCGACGATACCGCCGCCCTGGAATCGGCCAGCTGGGGCGCCTTCCAGATCATGGGTTTCCACTGGCAACGCCTGGGCTACGTCAGCGTGCAGGCCTTCGCCGAGGCCATGGGGCGCAGCGAGTCTGCCCAGTTCGAAGCGTTCGTCCGCTTCATCGACACCGACCCGGCGCTACACAAGGCGCTGAAGGCTCGCAAATGGGCCGACTTCGCCCGCCTCTACAACGGCCCCGACTACAAGCGGAACCTCTACGACGTGAAGCTTGAGCATGCCTATAAACAGCACACCGAAGCGCACAAGGAGACGACATGAGAACCGGCGCGCAGTCTGGGGAGCACTTCCCCTACAAGGAGCTTTTGGAGCGCATGACCAAGCTGTCTCCGACTGGTTGTGTGGCCGTGGTACTACCGCGCGACACACCGATGGAGGACTGCCAAAAGATGGCCGACGCGCTCAAGCATGTGATGGCTGCTCCTCCGCTGGTCATCTGCGGTGACGTGCAGTCCCTGGATGAAGCGGCCATGAACGCCGCCGGCTGGTACCGAAAATGACGATTCTCCGCCAGGCCCTATACGGCGCCGCCCTGCTCAGCGCCCTCGGCCTGCTCCTGTGGGTGCAGCAGCAGCGCATCGACCTGGCGCAGACCCGCCTGGCCCAGGCCGAGTTGGCGAGGAAAGCCAGCGACGCCCAGCTTTCCCGCCAGGCCGGCACCATCACGGCCCTCGAGGCCGCCCTTACCCGCGAGCGCCAGGCCCAGGCCGACCTGGACCACCAGCGGCAGCAGCTGCGCCAGGCGCTGGCCATCCGCGAACGCTTGATCGAGGACCTGAAACGTGACGATGAACCCTATCGCCAGTGGGCTGACCAGCCTCTGCCTGATGTTGCTCGCCGGCTGCAACAGCGCCCCGCTATCACCGGAGCGGCCGCTTACCATCAGTGGCTGTCCCGCCGTGACGCCCTGCAGCCTGGAGTCAGCGGCACCGAAGGACAACGGCGGCCTACAGACTGAAGTCGAGCGTATCGGCCTGGCCTGGGCCGAATGCGCCGCGAAGGTCGACATGATCATCCGCACCCAAGGGGCTACCCATGAACAAGCCCGATAGCCTGAAGGCACATCTGCTCGCCGCCGTGCCGGAACTCAGGAACAACGGCGACCGCCTGGTGATATTCATCGACAACGGCAGGGTCCGCAGCACCTCGGCCGAGAGCCTGTCCTTCGAATACGCGTATGACCTGCAGGTGATCCTCACCGACTTCGCCGGGCACCCCGACAGCGTGTTTCTGCCGCTGCTCGGCTGGCTGCTGGTGAACCAGTCGGATCTGCTGGCCAACCTCACCAAGGTGCAGGACGGCATCACCTTCGAGGCCGACATGCTCGACCGCAGCAAGGTCGACCTCGGTATCGTTCTGCCGCTGACCGAGCGTGTCGTCGTCAAGCGCCGCGAGGATGGCCGCTACGACGTGAGTCACCCGGAAGAGCCCCAGCTCACCGAGGCCATCGAGGTCGATGGGCCGATGCAGATGCTCGCCAACGGCGAGCTGCTGGCCGAGTGGACACCGCCGAAGCCCACCGAGGCCGTCATGCTCGAGACGCCGCAGATCAGGTGTCCGGCCAATGGCTGACAGCCTCGAGGCTCTGGAAGACTGGGCAGGGCCGATTCTCCGCGCCCTCGAGCCAGGCCCTCGTACTGCCCTCGCGCGTTCGCTGGCCCGCGATCTACGGCGCAGCCAGCAGAAGCGCGTAATGGCACAGCGCAACCCCGACGGCAGCGCCTACGAGCCACGCAAGAAGCGCGAACTGCGCGGCAAACAAGGCCGTATTCGGCGCAAGATCAAGATGTTCCAGAAGCTGCGCACGGTGCGCTATCTGCGCGCCAAGGGCGACGCCCAGGCGATTACGGTTTCCTTCGCCGGCCGGGTCACGCGGATCGCGCGAGTCCACCAGTACGGGCTGCAGGATCGCGCCGAGCGTGGCGCCCCAGAGGTCCGTTATGCACAGCGGCGTCTACTCGGTTTCACCGAAGCCGACCTTGAGATGATCCGTGAGGGGCTGCTCGCTCACATTCCAGCCTGAGCATGTACGCGTGGCCGCTACAAACGCCGCTGGCTGCCTCCCGCGCGCGCGTCGCCCACTATCGGCGGCATGAACGACTTCGCCGCCCTCTCCCGCCTGATCGAGAACCTGATCCGCCTCGGCACCATCGCCGCGGTGGACCATGCCGCGCAGCGCGTCCGTGTGTTGACCGGTGACCTGCTGACCGGCTGGCTGCCCTGGGCATCGCCGCGGGCCGGCGCCGACCGCGAATGGAACGCCCCCACACTGAACGAGCAGGTACTGCTCTTCAGCCCATCCGGGCAGACCGCCAATGGCGTGGTCCTGACCGGCTTGTTCAGTGACCTGATCCCGCCCAACGGCGACCGCGACGCCCTGCATCGCACCACCTACCGCGACGGCGCGGTGATCGAGTACGACAGCGCCGCCCACCACCTGCGCGCAGTTCTTCCCGCCGGCGGTACCACCGAGCTCATCAGCGACGGCGGCATCCGCATCGTCGGCGACATCACCCACCAGGGCGACTACATCCAGACCGGCAACCAGACCATCACCGGCAAGGTCACAGTGAGCGTCGACGTGATCGCCAAGGGCATCAGGCTGGTGGGTCATACCCACGGCGGCGTCATGCCGGGCGGCGCTACGACGGGGAAACCGCAATGAACGCCCATACCGGCGGCACCATCGACCGCTTGGCACACATCCGCCAGTCGATCGCCGACATCCTCACCACTCGCATTGGTAGCCGCGTCATGCGGCGCGAATACGGCAGCCAGTTGCCGGAGCTGATCGATGCTCCGTTCAACGACACCACCCGCCTGCAGGTCTATGCCGCCACCGCCATGGCCCTCATGCGCTGGGAACCGCGCATCCGCCTGAGCCGTGTCCAGGTCACCGGCCAGAACCTGGCCGGCCAGGTGCTCATGGAGATTGACGCCACCCTGGTGGACAGCAACGAGCCGCACAACCTGAGCATCCCCCTGCAGATGGGCGCCAGCGCATGACAACGAACTTCGTCGCCATCGACCTCAGCCAGTTGCCACCACCACACGCGGTGGAGCAGTTGGACTACGAGCAGATACTCGCCGAGCGCAAGGCCTACGCCATCAGCCTCTGGCCAGAAGACCAGCAGGCGGAAATCACCGCCCGCCTCGCCCTGGAGTCCGAGCCGCTGACCAAGCTGCTCGAGGAAAACGCGTACCGCGAAATGCTCTGGCGCCAGCGGGTCAACGAGGCGGCTCTCGCCAACATGCTGGCCAGCGCCCAGGGCGCCGACCTCGACCAGCTCGCCGCCAACTACAACGTCAAGCGCTTGGTCATCCAGCCCGGAGATCCATCGAAGGTGCCGCCCGTGCCGGAACTGCTGGAGTCCGACGACAGCCTACGCGAGCGGGCGCAGATGGCCTGGGAAGGCCTCAGCACCGCGGGACCGCGTAACAGCTACATCTTCCACGCCCGCGCCGCTGACGGCCGCGTCGGCGATGCCTCGGCCGTCAGCCCCTCGCCCGCAGTTGCAGTGATCACCGTGCAGTCGGCCATCGGTAACGGCACCGCGCCAGCAGAGCTACTGGCCGTCGTAGAGCGCTATCTCTCAGACGAAGATCGCCGCCCAGTCGCCGACCGACTGATCGTCCAGAGCGCCGAAGTCATCGAGTACAGCATCAGCGCATCGCTGTTTCTTACGACCATCGGCCCCGAAGCCGAGCCGATCCAGGCCGCCGCCCGCGCGCAGCTCGAGGCCTATGTCTTTCAACGACGGCGGTTGGGGATGGAAGTATCAGAGTCGGCGATCCATGCCGCGCTGCACGTCGAAGGGGTTCGTAAAGTCGAACTCGCCGGCTGGGCAGACATCGCCGCCACTGCAAGCCAGGCGCCGTACTGCACGAACATCACGCTCACTATCGGTACCGAGCCATGACCGCGCTTCCACTGCTGCCTCGCAACGCCTCCGAGCTCGAACGCCTGGCAGCCCAGGCGCTGGCGGATATACAGCGGGTACCGATCCCGCTGCGCACGCTCTGCAACCCTGATACCTGCCCTGCGAATCTGCTGCCGTACCTCGCGTGGGCGTTTTCCGTTGACAGCTGGAGCAGCGCGTGGCCTGAATCGGCACGCCGCGGAGCCATCCGCTCGGCATTCTTCATCCATTCGCGCAAGGGCACGATCGGCGCCTTACGCCGCGTAGTTGAACCACTGGGGTATCTGATCGAGGTCCGTGAGTGGTGGCAGCAGGCGCCGGCCGGCATCCCCGGAACCTTCGAACTGCTGGTCGGCGTACTCGAAACCGGTATCACCGAAGAGATGTACGAGGAACTGACCTGGCTGATCGACGATGCCAAGCCGTTGACCCGACACCTCGTCGGCCTCGCCATCAGCCTTGAGAGCACCGGCAGCGTGCGCCTGGGCGCCGCCGTCTACGACGGCGACGAAATCGACGTTTATCCCCCGAGCCCCCGCGACATCGAAGTCACCGGCACCATCGGCCGGGGCGGTCGCGATCACACCATCGATACCCTGGATGTGTACCCATGATCGATCAGAATTCACAGTTCTTCGCCATCCTGACCAACATCGGCGCGGCCAAGCAGGCCAACGCCGATGCGCTGGGCATCCCATGGAAGATTACCCAGATGGGCGTGGGTGACGCGGGCGGCACCGACCCGATTCCCTCCCCCACCCAGACCGCGCTGGTCAACGAGCGACGCCGGGCGCCGCTCAACCAGTTGAAGGTGGATCCGCAGAATGCGGCGGTGATCATCGCCGAACAGATCATCCCGGAGAACGTAGGCGGATGGTGGATCCGTGAAATCGGGCTCTACGATGCCGACAACGACCTTGTCGCGGTCGCAAACTGCGCGCCCAGCTTCAAACCGTTGCTGAACCAGGGATCGGGACGCACACAGGTTGTGCGCATGAACCTGATCGTCAGCAACTCCGCCAACGTCGAGTTGAAGATCGATCCTGCAGTGGTGCTTGCCACGCGCGCCTATGTACTCGACCAGTTGAAGAGCTACGCCCCGCTCTTCTCACCGGCATTCAGCGGAGCACCAACAGCCCCCACCCCACCACTGTTCGCACACGACCAGAAGCTTGCGACGACCGAGTACGTCAGAATGGCCCTGGGTAGCGCCGCGCGCGCAATCTCATACACCGGCAATACGGTGCTGGATGAACCGGTAATCGGTTCGATCCTCGTCGCGGGCTCGCATGACCGCGATTTCACATGGACCACGCCGAACCTGTCTGTTCTTCCAACTGGCGCGTCGTTCCACATCGTCAACATCAGCGGTTCGACACTCACGCTGGTCCAGCGTACCGCAGCGGATCACTACATCAGCGCGGACGACCCGTCCGGCGTCGCAATCTCGTACACGATACCGAACAATGTCACCGCAACTATCTCGAAGTACCAGCCAGGCCTTTGGCTGATCAGCCACGTGTCACGCCCGACCGCTGCGCTGAAGAGCCTCGTGGATGGGCTGATCGACGGAACGAAGCCCGCAGGGAAAGCCGTGCAACTCGCGAACTCTCGCAAGCTCACGCTGAGTGGCCAGGCCAGCGGCAGCGTTCAGTTCGATGGCTCGAGCGACGTAACGATCGACGTCCGGCTCGCCGATAACCTCGTCCTGACGGGCTCCCCCAGCGCACCGACGCCGGCGGCGTTCGATAGGGATTCGTCGATCGCCACGACCGAATATGTGCGTGCCGCTCTCGGTAGCATGGCCGGCGCAGCGGTGCTGACGGGCGATGCTATCCTCGACGCCCCCCTCGTCGGCCTGACTGTGGTGGCCGGCGCACATAACCGAGAATCGACGTGGACGACGCCGCAGCTTTCGGCGCTCCCACAAGGCGCCTCGCTGCGCTTGGTCAACCTGAGCGGCTTCACCGTAACGCTGGTGCAACGCTCGACAACCGACCGCTTCATCAGCGCAACCGACCCATCCGGGACTGCTACCACCTACATCATCCCCAACGGCACGTCGATTTCCCTCACGAAATACCAGGCGTCGATGTGGCTTATCGAAGCCACCCCGGCATTCCCCGCGCTGCGCTCGTCGCCGGGCTATCAGAAGCTGCCGAGCGGCCTGATTCTGCAGTTCGGCAGCGTCAGCATTCCGCCCGGCACCGGCGAAAGCACCGGATGGGCCACGCTACCCATCGCGTTCCCGAATGGTCCATTGACCGTCGTGCCGTCGCTGCAATACGGCGGGACCAGTTCGAGCTGGTACGGGTTCAGCGTCTGGTCAGGAAGCATTACGCCCACGGCGATCGCCTGCTCACTGAACAGCGGTTCGACGCCGCGCGAGGTGGCCGGCGCCGTGAACTACGTTGCAATCGGATACTGAGGACAGAACATGGCGCACTTCTTCGGCGCAGATCCCGTCGCTTTCTACGACACAGCGATCAACACCGACATCCCCGACGATGCCGTAGAGATCACCGCAGACGAGCACGCCGCTCTGCTCGCGGCCCAGGCGCGCGGCAAGCGCATCGCCGCCGGCAAAGACGGTCGGCCGATCCTGCTGGACCCACCTGCACCCACGCGGGACGAACTGGAGAGCTTCGAGCGCATCTGGCGCGACGCACGGTTACGCGAAACAGACCCACTGGTTACCCGGCACCGCGACGAGATCGAGGCCGGGGACGTGCCCACGCTCGACGCCGAGAAATACAGCGCACTACAGACCTACCGGCGCGCACTCCGGGACTGGCCGGAAGCTGGAGAGTTTCCGCTCGCAGAACACCGGCCGAGAGCGCCGGAATGGCTGGCAGACGAACTGGCGCTCTGACATTTTGTAAAGCGCCGGACCACAAGGCGCCTCGCTCGCTGTTCCACCGCGCGCGCGGCAGCCTGTGCAGTGTCATCCAACCACTGCACAGGCACACCCAATGGCCGCTGACCAATATCATCACGGTGTCCGGGTCCAAGAGATCAACGACGGGACCCGCCCCATTCGCACCATCGCCACCGCGATCATCGGCCTGGTAGCCACCGCCGACGACGCCGACGCCACCGCCTTCCCGCTCGATACGCCGGTACTCATCACCAACGTTCAGGCCGCCATCGGTAAGGCTGGCACTAGCGGTACGCTGGCCGCCAGCCTGCAGGCGATCGCCGACCAGGCCAACGCCGCGACCGTTGTGGTGCGAGTGAAGCCGGGCGAGGATGAAGCCGCGACCAACAGCGCGGTCATCGGCGGCGTCAGCGCCGATGGCAAGTACACCGGCATGAAGGCCTTGCTTGCCGCCAAGGCCCGCTTGGGCGTGGTACCGCGCATCCTCGGCGCGCCGGGCCTGGATACCCAGCCGGTCGCTACCGCACTCATCGCCATCGCCCAGCAGTTGCGCGGCTTCGCCTACGTCTCCGCAAACGGCAGCAAGACCAAGGAAGAGGCCACCGCCTACCGCGAGAACTTCGCCGCGCGCGAAGCCATGGTGATCTGGCCGGACTTCCTGACTTGGAGCACCGTGGTCAACCAGACCGTGCCTGCGCCAGCTGTTGCCCAGGCCCTGGGCTTGCGCGCCCGGATCGATCAGGAGGTCGGTTGGCACAAGACCCTGTCGAACGTCGCCGTCAACGGCGTGACCGGCATCAGCGCCGACGTGTTCTGGGACCTGCAGAGCCCCAGCACCGACGCCAACTACCTCAACGAGAACGAGGTCACCACCCTGGTGCAGGAAGGCGGATTCCGTTTCTGGGGCTCGCGCACCTGCAGCGATGATCCGCTGTTCGCCTTCGAGAACTACACCCGCACCGCCCAGGTGCTGGCCGACACCATCGCCGAGGCGCACATGTGGGCGGTCGACAAGCCCATGCACCCGTCGCTTGTGCGCGACATCCTCGAGGGCATGAACGCCAAGTTCCGCGAGCTCAAGGGGCTCGGCCTGATCATCGACGCCCAAGCCTGGTACGACCCCAACGTGAACGACAAGGACACGCTCAAGGCCGGCAAGCTGCGCATCACCTACGACTACACCCCGGTGCCGCCGCTCGAGGACCTGACCTTCTTCCAGAAGATCACCGACAGCTACCTCGTCGACTTCGCCAGCCGCGTCAACGCCTGACACCCAGCGCTCCCCGGACGGGGAGCCGACCCACCTGATTCCCGGAGAGCCCTACCATGGCCATGCCGCGCAAGCTCAAGAACATGAACCTCTTCAACGACGGCGGTAGCTACCAGGGCGTCGTGAAGTCCTGCACCCTGCCCCCGCTGGCCCGCAAGATGGAGGCCTTCCGCGGGGGCGGCATGAACGGCCCGGTCAAGGCCGACCTCGGCTTCGACGATGACGGCATCCAGTTCGAGTGGACCCTCGGCGGCCTGGATCTGACAGCCCTCAAGCAGTACGGCGCAGTCAGTGCCAGCGGCGTCATGCTGCGCTTCGCCGGCTCATTCCAGCAAGACGATACCGGCGAAGTCACGCCCGTCGAAATCGTCGTTCGCGGCCGGCACGAGACCATCGAAATGGGTGACGCCCAGCCCGGCGAAGACACCGAGCACAAGATCACCACCACCTGCAGCTACTACAAGCTCGTCGTCAACGGCGAGGAAGTCATCGAGATCGACTTGCTGAACTTCGTCGAGAAGGTCAACGGCAAGGACCTGCTCGAGGCACAGCGCAAGGCCATCGGCCTGTAATCCCTTCCCGCCGGCCCGGCCGGCGGTTTCTTTCCCCCTTGGATACCGAACCCATGAAAAACGAAAAAAACACCGCAACGCCGGCCGAAGACCAGACCATCACCGACAACTTCGTAGTCCTCGACCAGCACATCAAGCGCGGGGAGCAAATCATCAACACCCTCACTCTGCGCAAGCCCTCCTCTGGCGAACTGCGCGGCCTGCACCTGCTCGACCTGCTGCAGTTCGATGTGGCCGCGACGATCAAAATCCTGCCGCGCATCAGCCAGCCGACCATCACCGAGCCCGAGGCCGCCGGCATGGACCCGGCCGACCTGCTCGCCTGCGGCCAGGTGATCGCCGGTTTTTTGCTGCAGAAGCGGGCGAAGGCGGCCTCCCTGATCGCGTAGAAAACGCCATGGCCGACCTGGCCGTGACGTTCCACTGGGCGCCGGACCATATGGACCGGCTCTCGCTCACCGAACTGATGGAATGGCGCGAACGCGCCCGGGTACGGAGTTCCGCCGATGGCGAATGACCTGCAGCTGCGCGTGCTGCTCAGCGCGATCGACAGAGCCACCGCTCCCCTGCGTCGCATCATGCAAGGCAGCGACGCGACGGCCCGGGCGCTCAAGGCAACTCGCGAGCGCCTGAAGCAGCTCAACGCTCAGCAGAGCGACGTGCGCGCATTCCGCACCCAGCGCGGCGCCCTGGAGCAGGTCAGCACCGCGCTGGCCGCGCAACAGGCCCGAGTGAAAGCGCTAGCCCAGCAGATGGCCGCCGCCGGCAACCCCACCCGTGCGCTCACCCGCGACTACAACCGGGCCATCCGTGAAGCCGGTTTCCTCAAGCAGCAGCACCTGCAGCAGAGCCAAGCCCTGCAGCAACTGCGCACGCGCCTCAGCAACGCCGGCATCAGCACGCGCAACCTCGGCCAGCATGAGCGCGACCTGCGCGCGCAGATCCAGGCGGCCAATGGCGCCATCAACAGCCAGGCGCAGCGCTTACGCAACCTCAGCCAACAGCAGGAGCGCCTAACCCACGCCCGCAACACCTACAGCCGTGGCATCCAGAGCGCTGCCGCGCTGGCCGGCACCGGCATGGCGGCGCGCGCGACGGGCATGTACACCGGCGACAAGCTGCGGCAGATGCTCGGCGTGGGCTACGAGTTCGACGCAACGATGTCGGCCACCCAGGCGGTGACCCGCATCGAGCGCAAGGACGATCCGCAGATGCAGGCGCTGCGGCAACAGGCCCGCACCCTGCCGCTGTCCAGCAAGTTCACCGACAAGGAAGTCGCCCAGGGCCAGTACTTCCTGGGCCGCACCGGCTACAACGCGAAGCAGATCCTCGGCGCCATGCCCGGCATGCTCAACCTGGCCGCTGCGGGCGACATGGACCTCGGCGACACTGCTGACATCGCCTCGAACATCCAGACGGCGATGGGTATTCCGGCCGAGAAGATGGACCAGGTGGCCGACGTACTGACTGCGGCGTTCACCCGGAACAACGTCGACATCCGCATGCTCGGCGACTCGCTGAAGTATTCCGCCGGCGTCGGTCGTGAGTATGGCCAGAGCTTGGAAACCGTGACTGCCGCGACGGCTCTGCTCGGCAACGCAGGCGTACAAGGAAGCCAGGCCGGCACCTCAATGCGCTCGGTGCTCACTCGTCTCGGTCTTTCCAAGGCCGTAGCCCAACTGGGCGTGAAGACCCAGGACGCCAACGGCAACATGCGCGACATGCTGGACATCCTCAAGGACATCAACGACAAAACGAAGAAGATGGGAAACATCCAGCGTGGCGCCATCTACAAGGACATCGCCGGGCAGTATGCCGTTACCGCCTTTGGCACACTGATGCGAGCGGTGGAAAGCGGCCAGTTCCAATCGATGCGTGGCAGCCTGGATAACTCCGAGGGTGAGGCTGCCCGGGTCGCGTCCACCCAGTTGGACAACCTCAAGGGCGACATGACCATGCTGCATGCCGCCCTGGAAAACATTTCGGTCGAGTTGTTCGACAAGAACAGCCCCTGGCTGCGCGAACTCGCCAAGGACATCAGTCACTTGCTGCACAACGTCGGCGAGTTCCTGAAGGCCAACCCGCAAGTCAGCAAAGGCATCGTCATCACCGTCGCCGCGTTTTCGGCGCTGATGGCCACCGTTGGCAGCCTGGCCATCACCCTCGCCGGCATCCTCGGCCCGATGATCGCGGTCCGCTTCATGCTCAGCACCATCGGCATTCGCCTGCCCGGTCTGATCGGTCTGCTGAAACTGCTGTTCGCACCGATCCGCATGCTGGCCGGCCTGTTGATCGGCCCGCTGGTGACCGCCCTGCGCGTCGTGAGCATCGCGCTGTGGGGCCTGGCCGCCAACCCAGTGGTCCTGGCAATTGCCGCCGTCGTGGCGGTGCTGGCCGGCGCCGCGTACCTGATCTATCGCAACTGGGACGCCGTCAAGGCGTACCTGCTGGGGCTGTGGGAAGAGATCAAGGCAGGTTTCGACGGCGGCATCGGGGGCATTCTTTCAACCCTGATGAATTTCAGCCCCCTCGGTCTGATCTACCGTGCGTTCTCCGGCGTCCTGGGCTACCTGGGCATCGATCTACCGGCACGCTTTACCGATTTCGGCAACATGATCGTCCAGGGCCTGGTTAACGGCCTGCTCGCCGGCATCGGGCAGATCAAGCGCGCGGTCCAGCGCGTCGGCGGCGCCGCGATCGACTGGTTCAAGGACAAGCTCGGCATCCATTCGCCGTCGCGGGTGTTCGCCGACCTGGGCGGGTTCACTATGGCCGGCCTGGCCCAGGGCCTCGGCGCCGGCCAGGCCGGCCCGCTGGGCGTGATTGCACGTCTCGGCCAAGGCCTGGTCAACGCAGGCCGCCAGGCTGTCGCCGGCCTGGACAGTGAGCTGACCCGAGGCACCCGCTCTACGATCACCCCGCCGGCAGTGGTGACCGAACTGGTCGCGGCCCAGCGTCAACGCTCGCCGATGCTCGACCAGCCGCTGCTGGCCATGCTGGGCGACCTGGGCAAGAGCGCCGGCGCCCCGGCGCAGGCCATCACCATCGACAACCGTCCCCCGGTCAGCTCGGCGCCAGCGGCAATCAGCATTGGCGGCGACACCTACTACATCACCATCCAGGCCGGCGCGGGCAGCGACACCGCAGACCTGAAACGCACGCTCAGCCAACTGCTGGACGAGCGCGAACGCAACAAGGCGGCGCGCCTGCGCGCCCGCCTGCAGGACCGGGAGTAACCACAATGATGCTGTCCCTCGGGATGTTCGTCTTCAGCCTGCACACGCTGGCCTACCAAGAGTTCCAGCGGCAGACCGAGTGGCGACACGCCAGCAGCAGCCGCATCGGTGCCCAGCCGGCGCGCCAGTTCGTCGGTCGCGGCGACGACGCGATCACCCTGCCCGGCGTGCTGCTGCCGGAGCTGGCCGGCAGCGCGTTGAGCCTGGACGTGCTGCGGCAGATGGCTGACACCGGGTCGGCCTGGCCCATGGTCGAGGGCACCGGACGCATCTATGGCCTGTGGGTGATCGAGCGTGTCACCGAGACGCGAACGCTCTTCTTCGCCGACGGCACCCCGCGGCGGATCGAGTTCTCCCTCGAGCTCAAGCGCATCGACGACGGTCGCACCGATCTGCTCGGCTCGGTCCTCGGTACCGCTGGCAACCTGCTGAGACACATCCTGTGATCGATGCCGCCCTCGCCCGCGTGACGGGCTATCTGACCAGCGCCGTCGACCAGCTGCAGCGCGACGCCGGCTACCCGGTACCGGTGTTCCGGCTCACGGTCGACGGCAACGACATCGCCCAGCTCATCAGCCCTCGGCTGATCGCCCTGGACCTGACCGACAATCGCGGCCTCGAGGCCGATCAGTTGAGCGTGACACTCAGCGATCATGACGGGCTGCTCGCGATCCCACCGCGCGGCGCCGTGCTGCACCTCTGGCTGGGCTGGAGTGACAGCGGACTGGTCGACAAGGGCACCTACACGGTCGACGAAACCGAGCACAGCGGCGCGCCGGACGTACTCAGCATCCGTGCCCGCTCGGCGGACCTGCGCAAGGGCCTGAAGGTCAAGCGCGAGCGCAGCTGGAGCAGCCCGAAGACGCTGGGCGACGTGCTCACCGACATCGCCCTCGGCAACAACCTGAAGCCGGTGCTCGCGCCGGCGCTGGCGGGCCTGCCGATCCTGCAGCTGGACCAGGCCAACGAGTCCGACGCAAACCTGCTGACCCGCCTGGGCGAGGACTTCGACGCGGTGGCTACCGTGAAAGCCGGCTGCCTGCTCTGCCTGCCGGCCGGTGGCGGCAAGACCGCCAGTGGCCTGGCTCTGCCGCACATCACCCTCACCCGCCAGGATGGCGACCAGCACCGCTACCTGCAGGCCGACCGCGACAGCTACGACGGCGTGCGCGCGTACTTCTACGACGTGAACAGCGCGAAGAAGCAGGAGGCAATCGCCGGCGCCAAGGGCGACAACCTGAAGGACCTGCGCCACACCTACAGCGACCGCCAGAGCGCCCTGCGCGCCGCCCGCGCCGAGTGGAACCGCCTGCAGCGTGGCAGCGCCACGCTCAGCTACGTGCTCGCCAGGGGCCGGCCAGACCTGATCCCGGAACTGACCTACACCCTACAGGGCGTGAAGACGGAGATAGACGCGATCATCTGGTACGGCGGCAATGTGCAGCACAGCCTCAGCGCCGACGGCGGCTACATCACCAGCCTGGAGCTGGAAAGCAAGCTACCCGAGGACCTGGTCAGCGACTTGGCCGACGACACCGGCGGCGACTACACCGGCATCATCGCCTACTACCGCGACGAAAAGAGCGGGACGGAGAAGACCATCAGTGCGGGAGACCAGAGCAAGCCGCGCCGCCTGCGCTACCTGTATAGCACCAAGGGCAGCGCGAAGCGGGCTGTCGATCGAGAATGGAAGCGGCTACAGAAATCGCAGATATGACTAATAAAGATTGATCTGATTTTTACCTAATCTTCTATGCCTTCTAATTTTCGCCTTGCCCTGATCTCTTCTTCTATGCGTTCTTCTTGTAGCTGCATAAGAGTTGAAGGCAGTTTCAATGAGTACAAAAAACAGAATATTGCCAGAAAGAGGTAAATATACTCGACAAAGTCATTTATATCTGAGTTATTTTTCTTTAGCAGAATTGACAGAAATATCAGAGCAATAGTTGCAAGATACGCAGTAAATAGAAATTTATGACGCTTAAGGCGTCGGTAAATAATTTCGCTACTCAATCTCGCCACTTGCCATGACCCAGAAGGCAGCGACTTCGGATCACCAATCATCGTTATTATGCCAACAAGAAAACCAGCAAGAATAGAATAGGCGGTTACAATTACACTCAGTGCCTCCGAGTTCTCCAACATCAACGGCTTGGCCAAAAAAGCGCCCTCACAGCTTAAAATAGCTGCGTAACAGAAGAAGCGAATTCTTGACCAATCCAGTTGTTTTTTCACTGAGCCAGTACACCACTACTTTTAAGCCTATCGTAGTACCCCTTCAGTTTATCAAACGTATCCGACTTATCAATCGACTTACCAAAAACTTTAACATGATAGCTGTCAGATACTCGAATTTCGGTAGGGGTAATTACATTCCCAGCCATAGTTACAATTTTGAATCCATCTTCATCAAACCCGAGGTATTCCTTATCCTCGTACTCTTTGATTATTTCTTCCGATGTCTTCTTCAGACGGCTCTTGCCGATTTCACCAAAGCCTACCGGCTTGCCCTTACGTCTGGCCTCACGACCGTCAAAGTTGAGCGATATCTTTATATTAAGATTTTCCTGTTCTTTGATCTCCTTCAGATTGGGGTCTTTGGCAAACATATCTTCAAATAGTTCCGCCGCTTTTTTGAGCAACTCGTCAATCTTTTTCTGAGAAGCCTTCCTCTTAGATACATTCATTTCAGAAATACTAGCATCGTAAAGAGATGCTCCTAGCTCTATTGACTTCACTCCCTCCGTAGCAACCATAGCCAACTTGCTTGCCTTAGCGATTTTCTCCAAGTCAAACGAAGCCAGCATCTTGGAGTACTTGCATTTTTTTAACACATTGTAAATATAAGAATGAACAACACTCTCACGTACGCCAGACGGGCACAAAATGAGATGATTATCTTTCACTAGTGCAAAAATGTCGCCACTGAGAAAATCGCGACCGGCCGATGCAGCTTCGGCATGTAGCTTTGAACGCTTTACACGCTTACTCTTTTCAATTGTGGTGGTCTGTTCGTCCGGCACATAACTGGCTATATGCAGAAAAAGCCCTTCTCCCGGACGAGGATCCGCATCAGCGCCACGAATTTCTCCTTCGCCAGAGAGAAAAGTACGATCACCAACAGTGCTTAGCTCTTCGTGGCAAATCGTAAGTATTTTCTCAAGGGAAGGTTCTTTATTCATCTCATCCCATTTAGCTCGACGATAGTAGAACGGGCGTTTCTTCGTTTTTTCTTTAGGTGCCATTAATGCCTCCTATGGCGTACCGGCAAAGTCGCCGCAAGATTTAAGAGGTACATCAGCGAAAGGAACCATCTGCCCAGCGGCCCCAAACAAGTGAAACTGGAAAAGATGATCGGCGACAACGCGGTTCAGGCACACACCATCGGGGCCATCAGCCGAGAGGCCTTCGACGGTCTCGTTATCGTAGAAAGATGCATTAGGGTCGTGATGCAACAGGCTGAGCACGTTGCGTTCGCGCTTCTCAGAGGCTAACGCATGGAGGAAGCGCTCCATTTCGAGCACTTCCTCCACTACATAGCCATACCGACCCAGATAGAACACGCCGTGCAGCTGCTTGGCGTTCTTGAAGATTTCACAGCGGAACTCTTCGTCCATTCCCTGGCCTGCCATCTGTTCTCTATGGGAACAGACTATGCCAGCCTTTTGGCATCAGCGACAACGGCCTCCAGCTCCGCGAGGCGCTGCTCCAGAATCTTCAGACGTTTCTTTTCCTCAGCAGCAAGCTGTATTTCTCGCTGCTCGCCCTCGTCCAGTTCGCGCCAGAGTGCCAGCAGGGCCTGCTCGCGGGGATCGGTAGGCGTTGCCTCAACCTTCTGCGGGTCGGCCCCTCTCCACATTGGTCCTTCACCGGTGAGCAACCAATCCAGTCTGACGCCTCTCTCCTCCGCCGCACTTACGCAAATTGTGTAAGGCACAGAGTCACGTGAGCGCCAGTTGCCAAGCGTTGATCGCTTGATCTGCAGAAGCTCACTCAGCTGATTGTCGTTCTTGACCCCGTAAACACTCAGGAGGCGGTCCACAACGGCGTTAGCGCTCTTGTTTCCCAAAATAGGAAATTCCTGTTGACTTACTCAAAATGAGGCAATAGCCTTACTCACAACGAGAACATCTTATCCGTATGGGAACACCCAAGCCATGACCCCTAATCAGATCCGTGCACGTCTCGTCGAAAAGGGCAGCAGCTACCGAAAGTTCGCGCTGGCTCGCGGCTACGAGCCGCGCAATGTCACCCAAGTGGTGGCTCGCTGGGCAGGAGCGGAACGTTTGCCCAACGGTCGCCTCGCCTACGCGATTCTGAAGGACCTATCTGAAGAGATAGGTGCCGATGTCGTCCCCGGCATTCGCCAGCCCGCAACCGAACAGTAATGACCGCCGCCCTGGGGAGACACCAGAAGATGAAACGCCCGCTCCTAGAAACGCGGCGCCAGGTGGTCAGCGCGATCATCGGCGCCTACCCCGGCGGTCGCGAATGCGCCGCCGCCCGCCTGGGCCTCGACCTGAAGAAGTTCGACAACCACGCCTACGAGAACGCCGGCAGCAAGCCGCTCAGCGACGACCAGTTGCGCTTGCTCGAGCAGGAGGCCGGAACCACCTTCTTTCCCGAATACATTGCGCAGTTGTATAGCGGCATGTTCGTGGCGCTGAGCCAACCGGAGACACTGGACAACCTCACGCTGTACAGCCGCTCGGTGCGTGCATCAATCAAGCGGGGGGCAGTGGACCTGATCATCGCCAAGGCATTGGAAGACGGGGTGATCGAAGACGCCGAGGCCAAAGCCATCCTTGCAGCCCATGCCAGCTACATGGCCGAGCGCCATGGCGAGGTGCTGGCAGTGGTCGCTCTTCACAGTGAAGGAAGTCTCCGGTGAGACGGTCTCAGCCCTTTCCCAGCCGGGAGCGAATTTCCTTGAGAGCGGTGGCCAGATCATCCACGGCAAAACGGATGTCTTCTGCGTTCACCGCCAACGCTGGAAAGCTACCCGACGCAGTATGCGTTTGTGTCGAGCGCCCGGTCATGACTTTGACCAGCTTGTCGTGGCGCTCCTGCAACCGCTCGATCAAGCGCTGTACGTCCTTTTCAGAGTGATGACCCATGGCAAACCTCAACGACCAAGCTAGAGAAGAACTGCTCAGCGTACTGGACTGTGCTCAGCAGCGGCTAGACACGCTAAGGGAAACAGTCCGTACCGCCAAGGGGACGCTGGCAGACAGCGATATCCGCATCGCAATAGGTGACGCTCTTACGCCATTGAACATCGCCTTCGAATTCATGGAGGCCCTGTAGTCATGAGCGTCTACAAGCTTGTCTGCCCCTGCTGCCACAGCCGGATGCGGATCCGCTCCTCCGAGGGCCAAACCCCGTGCTTCCGCTCGATGTACGCGCAATGCACAAACGCGCTCTGCGGCGCCACCTTCACCGGCTCCCTGAGCTGGGACTACCAGCTCAGCCCCTCGGGCCTCGAGCGGCCACTGCTGGTGCTCCCCATGGCGCCTTCGAAAACCCGTCAACTGGCACGCCGCGACCTCGCGGCCGCAACCAACCAGTTGGACCTGCTGGACCACATGGAGTGCATGCAATGAACGGCAGCAACGACTATCGCAGCACCATGCAACAGGCCGCCGCAGCCTACTTGCGGAGCAACGCGAACCAGTACCTGTCCTCCGGCTCCGACCGGCTGTTCGGCGCCTGCGTCAATCATCTGGTCAAGGGCCTCGAGGTTCCCCAGTTCATGGCCGAGCGACTCGCCCAGCGCGCCTGGGACCAGGTATTCGCAGGTCCTGAGCCGATCTGGCTGGGTATCGACTGGGGCGAGGGTGACAACGAAGTGGTCTACCTGATCGACACCCGCAGCCACTGCCGCTTCCCGATCCCGGCCCGCTACCTGCCCGACCATCTGCTCAAGCAGCGCCCGCAGCACACCCCGTAACCACCCTGAAATCGACCCACCCACTGCCGTGGGTTTGGGGAAGTTACGCCCAGAATTCGAGGTATCCCGCCATGAGCGGCCACATTTCAATCACCGTCGAAGTCGACCAGAACCAGGCTGAGAAGTACCTGCTCTGGCTGGTCAGCCAGTACGAAGCCGCCATGGCCGAGTGCTGGTACGACGATCGCTACCGCTATACGCCGCAGGGGCTGCGCGGCAAGCGCATCCTCGAGGACCGCCCGCACATTGCCGGCATCTGCCGGACCATCCGCGAACTGCGCAAGCAGATTCGGGGGCGCGCATGAAGGAAATGGACCGCGAGCTCAAGGCCGACGTGCTGCGCCGCCTACAGGATCAGTACGGCCTGACGCCGATCAAGGGCACGAAGTACATGCGCAAGGGCGAGTGCCCGACGTGCGGCAAAAAGGAGCTCTACACCCTGGTCGACAGCCCCTGGTTCATCCGCTGCGGGCGCGGCAAGTGCGGCGACACCTGGCATATCAAGGAAATCTACCCGGAACTCTTCGACGACTGGAGCAAACGAGCGCCGGCCACCGACAAGGAACCTGCAGCCTCGGCCCGGGCGTACCTGGCGCACGCCCGCGGCTTCGACCTGGCGCTGATCGATGGCTGGTACAGCCAGGAAAACTACTGGGACCGCGACCTTGAGATCGGTAGCGCGACAGTACGCTTCCCGCTGAAGAAAGGCGGCTACTGGGAACGCCTGATCGATCGTCCGAGCCGCTTCGGCAAGAAGAAGGCGCGCTTCAAGCCGGGCGACAGCCCGCGCGGCGTCTGGTGGTGCCCACCCAGCGTCGACCTGCAGGAGGTGAAGGAGCTGTGGATCGTCGAAGGTATCTTCGACGCCATCGCGCTGCTGCACCACGGCATCGACGCCGTGTCGGCCATGAGTTCCAACGCCTTCCCCGAGCAGTCTTTGCGCGAACTCGCGACAGCCCGTGGCGGCAAGCTGCCGAAACTGATCTGGGCGCTGGACAACGAACCCGGCGCCCACAGGTACACCCGGCGGTGGGTGACCGAGGCGCGCGCCCTGGGCTACGTCTGCGAAGCGGCCCAACTACCGCAACGCAACAACCGCAAATTCGACTGGAACGACCTGCACCAGCGCTGGATGTTCATCGATGACGCGGCCGAGCGCGTCGCGCAGATCGAGAAAGACCTCAAGACCGCGCGTCATGAGGGCGCGCTGCTGATCGCCGAGAGTGCCGCCGAGAAGGCCCTGCTGATGTACGACTGGGGCAAGCGCGGTGAATTCCACTTCCGCTTCGCCAACCGCCTCTACTGGTTCAAGCTGGATATCGAGAAGTTCAACAAGGCCATGCAGAGCCTGGAGGACAGCGACAACCACGACGACCAATTGCTGAACCAGAAACAGATGCGCGACAAGGCCCTGCAGCAAGCCGGCGGCGTCGTGGAAATCGCCAACTGCTTCCCCCAGGCCCTGTACTTCCAGCGCAACGAGGTCACAGACGAAAGCTGGTACTACTTCCGCATCGATCGCCCCGACGACGAGAGCGTGAAGAACACCTTCACCAGCGCCCAGGTCGCGGCGGCCAGCGAGTTCAAGAAGCGCCTGCTCGGCGTGGCGGCCGGGGCGATCTTCACCGGCAGCGGCGCGCAGCTTGACCAGATCATGAAGCTGCAGCTCACCGGCTTGAAGACGGTGGCCACCATCGATTACCTGGGCTACAGCCGGGAGCATGCCTGCTACGTTCTGGGCGACGTGGCGGTGCGCGGTGGCGTGATCGAAAAGGCCAACGCCGAAGACTTCTTCGAGTTCCAGAAACTGCGCCTGAAGACCCTGCAGCGCTCGATCAAGCTGCAGATCGCCACCGACGCCAAGGACTACCGCCCGGAGTGGCTGGACTGGCTGTGGACCTGCTTCGGCGCCAAGGGCCTGGTGGCGCTGGCGTTCTGGTTCGGCTCGCTGTTCGCGGAGCAGATCCGCGCCGAGTTCCAGTCCTTTCCGTTCCTCGAGGCCACCGGCGAGGCCGGTGCCGGCAAGTCCACGCTGATCACCTTCCTGTGGAAGCTGCTCGGCCGGGCGGACGAGGAAGGCCAGGACCCGTCGAAGATGACCAAAGCGGGCCTGCGGCGCTGGCTGACCCAGCTGTCGAACATGCCCATGGTCATGCTCGAGGCCGACCGCAGCGACAACAGCCGCGCCGGCGGCGCCGCCAAGTCCTTCGACTGGGACGAGTTCAAGCCGCTGTTCAACGGCCGCGCGTTGGGCGTGACCGGCCAGAAGACCGCCGGCAACGAAACCTACGAGCCCCCCTTCCGCGGCACCCTGGTGATGAGCCAGAACGCCACGGTGCAGGCCTCCGAAGCGATCATGACCCGTATCGTGAAGCTGCACTTCATTCGCCCGGAAATCACCCGCGAGAGCCAGGCCGCGGCCGACAACCTCAACCACCTGGGCGTGCTCGAGGTCAGCCACTTCCTGCTGATGGCCATCCGTGCCGAGGCCCGCGTGCTGGAGTGCTTCCGCGAGCGGCTGAAGGTTCACAGCGCAACGCTGCGCGGTCTGAAGCAGATTCGTATCGAGCGGCTGATACTCAACCACGCGCAGATGATGGCCCTGGTTGACGCGCTGCGCCTGGTTGTGCCGCTGTCCGAGCACCAGCTCGCATGCGCTCAGCAGACCCTGATGACGATGGCCCTGGAGCGCCAGGACGCCGTCAACGCCGACGCGCCCGAGGTGGCCGAGTTCTGGGAGGTCTACGACTACCTCGAAAACCTCAGCGAAGAGCCGGTGCTCAACCACAGCAAGAACCCCGGAACCATCGCCATCAACCTCAACGAGTTCGTGAAGCTGGCCGCCGACCACCGCCAGAAGGTGGCCGACGCGGCAACCCTGCGCGACCTGCTGAAAGAGTCCCGCCGGCACAAGTTCATCGAATACAAGGCCGTCGACAGTGCCGTGCGTTCGGCACACGCCCGCCAGAACCCTCTCACCAACCGACCCAGCACCGTCAAGTGCTGGATTTTCCAAGCCTGACCGGCGCGGCAACGCCGGAACTGCAACCCCAAAGGAGAGACACCATGCAACTGAACGTAGAACGCGGCGCACGGATGACCGGCAAGACCATTCGCCTGCGCCAGGCCGCACGTAAGGCCGGTCAGGAAGAGCACCAGATCATCAGCGGCAGTCTCTACACACCGTTCGACCTGGAACTGTTGGTGCGCCACCGCATCAGCCACGGCGCCAAGGTGATCTGCATCGACGAATGCAGTGAGCAACAGATCAAGCACCTGCGGCACCTCAAAGGCGATATCCCCAGCGATCTCACCATCCACGCCGTTGTAGCGAACTGACCGACGACCCTCGACCCGGCGCGGCAACGCCGGGACCACAAACCGATAGGAGAGACACCATGCAGGCCCAATTCGTTACGCCCGAGCAATTGCTACTGAAGCGCTTGGAGATCGCCTTCGCAGCGTGGGCAAAACCTCGCGGCTATGACCTGGCTATGTGCGACGACGGCAACAGCTTCCTGTCGCTGGAAACCCGTAATGCCTGGCTTGGCTTCGAGGCGGCACACGGCTCGGCGGGCTGCCGTCCCGTCGGCCAACAACTCTATGCACGGCTGAAGAAATCCAGCCCTCATGCCCACCAGACCGACAAGTTGTTCGCTGTGCGCGTCGGCCGTGCGCCCTACGACGACTACGTCGTGCACGGGGGGCCCGGTAGCGTGTATCGCCTCAGCGACGTGAACTTCTACGTAATCGACGGCGAGAAGAAGTACCGCCTCGGTTGACACAAGAGCCTGTGCCGGGTGAGCGGCAACTCCCCCGGCGCCATTTCCATGAAGGAGAGACACCATGAAAAAGCACTTCCCTGTCACACAAGCAATGCGTGAGGAGGTTGTCGACAAACTCACTATCCAGGCCGTAGCGCATCATGCGGTCGCCATTGCCGACTACCTCGAGGCGCTCAATACGCAGTTCTGGACAGCGCATTGCTCCAAGGTCGAAGCCCTTCCCGGGCTCGAAAAAAAGCATTGGGCAAGCCTGATTCAGGCAGGTGCCGTCACTGCCACTTCGAGCTGTTTCCCAACCTATAAGAAACAGCGCGGGGAGGACCGTAGCCCAGTCACGAAAGAGTTCGTTGCAGTAGCCCGCCACTACAAGCAAGAGCTCCGCAACACTTTCGTCGCACGCCTGCTCGCTTCCCAGGCATTCGAAGGCGTCAAGCGCTTTCTGGACTCCAGACACGACCGCGACTGGAAGATACGCCTCGTCTGCCCCAACGGCGCAGTACCCCGCCTCCATGGCATGGAGGACATCACCGACTTGAAGCTGAAAGGCCTCGCTCTGCTGATCTGCTCAGAACTGGAGTCCGTGGTTGAAGCAGGCCTCGCTTTTCGTAGTCAGGCCATGGACGTTCTGCTTGCCTGCCGCACCTCCCGCCAGGTTGAAGACCTGTTCCCCGAGGCTGCGAAGCTGCTCCCGCAGCCTGTGAAACAGGACAAGGCCCTGGCCCCCACCGAACTAGCGGCCAATGTGCGCAGCATGCTCAGCAAGGGCGTACCACCGGTAGTACAGGCATAGGGAGGCTGACTGTGGATGTGATCGACCAGGCCAATGAACGGGCCGAGAACATGATCCAGGCCGCCCTGGCCCAGCGGACGAACACTCGCCCGGCGCCCAGCGCCCTCTGGTGCGAGGACTGCGGCGAGCAAATACCCGAGGCTCGCCGCCAGGCCGCCCCGGGCTGCGAGTGCTGCATCAGCTGTCAGGAACTGCGCGAGCACCCCGCGCGGCGCTGAAGAAGAGGCGCCAGGGAGCGGCAACTCCCTGGCGCCAACCACCCCAAAGGAGAGACACCATGCAAGCGAATCAACCCCAAGGCGGCAACGCCAAGGCTAACACACAGATCACCAACGCAACCGAAGGCGGTATGCCACTGCCGGAGGTTGTGGGTTGGATGGACAACACCGGTCGCCCAGTGAAAGGCGGCCCAAGTGGTCGGTATCACCAGGCCCTTGTCACTCTCGCGCAGTACCAATGCGACGTCGGAGCGCTGCAGGCAGAGATCGAGCGGGAGCGGCTATATCGGGAGATTTTGTGCTCAGCGAATGCCGGTTTGGCCGAGAAGGTCAACCACCTTGGAGGCGAACTGGACGCCGCCCAGGCCAGAGTGGCGAAACTGGAGATACTTCTGCGCAAACTGAGCACCAACGGCCTAATGCAATTCAGCACCGCAGATGAGGAGATGGCCGTTCAAGCCGCGCTGGGCGGCGCCCCTGTAGCCCAGGCTCAGCACAGCGTGCCTCGCGCATGGCTCGATGTTCAAGCCGAGCGCCACCGGCAAGTTGAGGACGAAGGCTGGACGCCGGAGCACGACGACGAGCACAGCCACGGCCAGATGGCCCGCGCCGCCGCATGCTACGCCCTGGCCGGCTCCAGCGCTCCGAACGATGAAACCGCAGCCCTGCTGGTGTCGCTTGCCTGGCCGTGGGACCAGCAGTGGTGGAAGCCAACCACCGCGCGCCGCGATCTGGTCAAGGCCTGCACCCTGGCGCTGGCCGAGATCGAGCGCCTTGACCGGGCAGCAGCGGCGCTGAGCGTTTCACAACCCGCTGAAAGTCGCTGAGGTGAACGGCATGCACGAATTGCTGAAGATGCTGGACAGCCCGCGCAGCCTGCTGAATTTCTCGCTGGCAATTCTGGTTGTCCTGACTGTGTTCTTCACGTTGAAGAGCGGCGCGCAAGCAGCTTCGCAACCAGCCTCCTCCCTTTCCACGTCCATGGAAGCACACTCAAGGGGGAAGCAACCGTGAAAGCACTGAGCATTCGCCAACCATGGGCCTGGCTGGTCGCCAATGGCCACAAGGACATCGAGAACCGCGACTGGGCGACCAACTTCCGCGGCCGCTTTCTGATCCACGCAGCCAAGGGCATGACACGCGACGAGTACGAGGAGGCCCACGACTTCGCCGCGTACAACGGCGTGACCATCCCAGCGCCGCACGAACTGGAGCGCGGCGGGATAGTCGGCGAGGCCAGCATCATCGGCTGCGTCGATCGCAGCAACTCACTGTGGTTCTTCGGCCGATACGGGTTCGAACTGGCTGACGCCAGGCCACTGCCGTTCCAGCCCATGAAGGGCCAACTGGGGTTCTTCGAAGTTGAGGTAGCGCAATGACTGATCGGGCCAACCGCCAGCACCTGCTGGCATGCGAAGCCCGGTACTGGCTCCGGCGTGGGTACACCACGCCGGAGAAAGTCGTCGAGCTGAAAGAGACCCTTTACAAAAAGCGCGGCGAGGAGGCCGTCACCCGGCTGATCGAGGAAATGCGCAGGCAGTGGGGTAGCCGCCATGAGTGGCAGAGGGGGCCGGATGAATAACGGCATGCGCCAAGAATACCGGAGCGGCGATTCTCGGCGATGGTCACCTGCCTCCGGCAGTACACTTGGGGGCAGTCCATGACCGAAACTTCCAGCGTGCTGACCTTCGACGACCTCAAGCGTATCACCGGCTACGTCCGGCGGGCCGACGTGGAGCGAGCCCTGCACGAGCAGGGCATCCGAACTTTCCGGGGCCGCGCAGGCCCCTGGACCACCGTGGAGCTGATTAACCAGGCCGGCGGGCTGCAGCCGGCGACTCAGGAGCAGTACGGCGTCGAGATTCTATGAGGCGATCCAGGAAGCACAATCCCAACATCCCCCCGCACATCGACCAGGCCGCTATCCCAGCGGCCGTTTTCTTTGACCACCGCGGCAAAGGTACCTGGTACACCCTGCACCGCGATGAGGCCGGCCGGCAGCACCGGCAGAACATCGCCAGCAGTTCTGCCACACTGGCCGAGCTGCACAAGATCATGGAAGTCCGCAACGGCATCGATCGCGAGAGCCTGAACCACCTGTGCGAGCAGTACCACGACAGCGCCAAGTTCAAGCGGCTCGCGCCGAAGACCCAGGACAGCTACAGCTGGTCGCGCGACGTCCTGGTCAACATCCCCACCAAGCTTGGTAAGCCTCTCGGCGAATTGGCCGTGCGCAAGTTCACCCCTGCGCTGATCCAGCGGATCATTGACCGGATCGCCGACGAGGGAACGCCGTCGAAGGCCGCCCATGCACTACGGTACTTGCGCCTGGTGATGCAGTGGGGCCGCAACCGCGGCTACCTGGACAACAACCCGGCCATGGGCATCGAGGCGCCGGTCGAGCGCAAGCAGCGCCGCCTGCCTTCCCATGAAGTGATGCAGCGTCTGATCGACCGTGCCCGCGAGCTGGGCCAGTTGAAACGCGGGCAGAAGGACGCGGTGCCGCCGCACCTGGGCTACGTCATGGAGCTGGCCTACCTGTGCCGGCTGCGCGGCATCGAGGTCGTCACCCTGACCGACGCCAACGAGCTGGCCGAGGGCGTGCTCACCAACCGGCGCAAGGGCAGCCGCGACAACGTCGTCACCTGGACGCCGCGCCTGCGCGCTGCCTGGGACGCCGCCAAGGCTCGCCGCGCCCAGGTATGGAAAGCCCGGGGCACGGCCGTGCCGGTCAACCCCGAGAAGCGCTTCATCATCACCGCCGAGCACGGCGGGCCACTGGGCAAGTCTGGCCTGGACACTGCCTGGAACCGTTTCATCCGCAACGCCATCACCGCGGGCGTCATCACCGCCGAGCAGCGCTTCGGTCTGCACGACCTCAAGCGCCGCGGCATCACCGACACCCCCGGCACCAGGGCCGACAAGCAGGAAGCCAGTGGCCACCGCGACGAGTCCATGCTCGACATCTACGACCTGAGCGTCCCGAAGGTCGCTCCCTCCGCCCTCTGA